CTATAATATTCAAATATTCTCATGACATTTTTAAAATTATCTGAAAGATTTGAACAAAAATTACTTCTTCCAAATCAAGAACTAATCACTGGTAATCATGAATGGTTTGACCAAGATACTAAGGAACTTTATAAAACAAATCTAAAAGAACAACCTGATGATTGGTATTATCGGGTTAATAAAGTTGAATATAATTTAAATAGTGCTGGATATAGAACAAAAGATTTCAATCAAATAAATTGGTCAAAATCAATCGTGATTTTTGGATGTTCTCATGTATTTGGTGTTGGAACTTCAGAGGAAGATACTATATCTGGACAATTAGAAAGTATGACAAATTGCTCAGTGATTAATTTAGGTTCTACTGGGTCATCCTCTTTATTCACTTTACATAATTCTATACTGTTAAATGAGTCATATCCAACTCCAAAGGCAGTTGTTAGTATTTGGACTTCTCCATATAGACTTCCATATTATACTGAAGATCGCGTGATGCATTGTGGAAATTGGAATTATGATAGATTTAAAATTGGTTATTATTGGAATATTGATAAGAATAATGCAATCACACATTTAAAGTTAAATGCGATGACTTTCCAAGAATTTTGGAAAAATAAGACTAATTATTTTGATTTAAGTTTATTTTATGATACTGCTAAAATATTAAATTGTGAATATGTAAATCAAATAGATTCTGCTCGTGATTTAGTAAAACAAAAATCAGGGTCTTATGTTGCCCATCAAGGAAAATTAACAAATAAAATTATAGCGGGAAGAATAATACAAGGATTAGGATTGCAAGTTGCTTGATAATGTGTTATCATTACACCAGATGCTATAGAGGACATGGCAATCCGTACATTTTCTGACACAAATTCAAATGACTGGAGTTGGGAAGAGACACCAGAGACTATTGAAGCATTAAAGCAACTTCATAATACAGTAAAACAAGTAAATGAAAATAAAACTCTAAAACCAAAACCTGTGAAAAAATGACAGAAGATAAAAAGTTAATTGACGGATGTTTTTACGTAGATCAAAAAAAGTATGGACTTTGGTATTCCACAGACGAAGAAGGTAATGGACTTATCACCTCTCTCACTGAGCAGTCGTGTATTCAAGCAACCCGTTTTTATCTTAAAGGACGGCAGGAAGGTTGGACTGAGACCAGAACTTATGAAGGTGAAGTAGGTGGAAAACTCTAAAGAATATCCATATCATGTGTTAGATCCAACAACACCTTGGTATGAGTGGTTATGTTATTGTGAAATTTGTCACCAATTAAATGTTATTGGACAACCATCTTTAGGTAGATTTGCTGCATATCGACGTTATTTAAAATCGGTAGGTGTATTGTGAACATTAAAAACTTTATTAACTGGTTCTTTGTATCCGACAAAGAAAAGAAAGTAATCGTAGATTGTGCTGATGGTTTTATTGGAAGTAAATTTACTTTACTTGATTTAATTCAATCTTTAGAGACACGGGTGGAATATCTTGAACAAAAATATAAAGGAGCACTTGAGGATATTAAGAGGTTAGAAATAGAAAATATAGAGACTACAAACTCTTTGTATGAAATGGAGAACCGTCTTCAAGCACAAATTGATGCTCACTGCCCACCAATATATAATATGAAGCAATATACATTGGGAGATAAGTAATGTACGAATTGGATGATTTTGAAAAAGCATTAGCACATTTTGGAACAAGAGTTGATATTATTTGTGCTCTTGAAATGGGTGATAAAATTGATGCTCAAACAGCATATAAAGAGATTAAATCAGAACTGAAAGAACTTAAAAAAGCAAAGAAGCAATATCTTAAAGATCAGTGAAGGTCAATCCAAATATAATACGTTCAATCAATAATCAAGAGTTTATTCCACTACCAAATACAACAGTTCAAAATTTTGGACAATCCATAAAAAATGGTGATAAATTTGATATATGTGGTAGTTGGGATTTTTTTGGTTCTGATGATTGCGATAAATATCAGTTAAATTTACAACTCCAATCTCCCGACTGGTACTATCGAAAAAATAAAGTAAAATATACTTTAAATTCTCATGGATATAGAACCAAAGAGTTTAATGATATCAATTGGTCAAATTCAATAGTTATTTTTGGTTGTTCGTATATTTTTGGAACTGGTATAGATGATTCTCATACAATACCTGCATTTTTGGAAGAACTTTATGAAATACCTGTAATTAATTTGGGAATGGGAGGTTCATCAATACAGTTTGCTTTACATAATTCATTAATGCTTTATAAAAAATATGGAACTCCAAAATGTGTGATTTATTGTATGCCAGGTATTACAAGATATTTGATGTATCAAAGAAATCGCGTAGAGTTAAAACTTGATTGTGAAAATAATAGTAAATTTGTAGATCATTTGGTTCCATTTAATCTTATAAATGTTGAGTTAATTAGGAATTTGTGGGAAGGAAAGACTCAATATTATGAATTCTCTTTTTTTCCAACAACATCAAAATTATTAGGTTGTGATTTGCATAAACCAATACCAGATGATTATGCTAGAGATATGAGTCATCCTGGCATAAAATCTAATAAATTAACCGCACAAAACATTTACAAATTTTTGAAGTTATGATTAAATATATTAGAAAGATATACAATTTATTTGTAGAATATCTTGAAAATCAAAAAAGCAAAAAATTAGCTAAACAACTTAGCAAAGAAGATCCTTTCATTTACAAGTAATCATGGCAAAAATTTATGAATCTCCTGATAAAGGAGAGACTATTAGAGAAAGAGAATTTCTTGGTTGGCAAGAAGTTAAAGAATCTGATTTTAATAAAGTTATGGCAAAAGATCCTAAAAAGACTTGGATTTTGGAAGTTGAAAAAGTACATGAAGAATACTTTATTAGTCTCCCTGATGATTTGCTTGATGCTGCTAATTTAAAAGCAGGAGATAATATTGAGTGGGTTGATAATGGAGATGGTTCTTTTATTATGAAGAAACTTCCTTCTATGACTTATGATGAAATGGTTGCAGAAGGTTGGACTATGACTGGGGATGGATTTTGGATAAAGGATAAATAAGTAAATAAAAGAAATATTATTGTAAGATGGCAGCAACATTAACCGCTACTGGTTTAACTTTTGATGATGGAACTTCATTAAATTCAAAGTATGGAGTTTTGGCACAAGGAACAGTATCGGTATTCTTCCAAGCGGCAGCACCTACTGGATGGACAAAATCTACTACTCATAATGATAAAGCACTAAGAGTCGTGTCTGGAACTGGTGGTAACTTTGGATTTGGTGGAGTATCTGGTGCTGGTGGACTGTCTTTTAGTACAGTATTTCCAAGTAGCACTTCTCCAGTGAGTGTTAGTTTTAGTGCAAATGTTCCTGTTACGGGCACTGTTGGAAATACAACACTAACAACTTCACAAATACCAAATCATACTCACAATTCTTTAACTGGTGGAAGTGGAAGTGCTTCAAGTGGAGGATCTAATTTCTTGGTAAGTGGTTCAAATAATACTGGAGGTGTTGTGTCTCCTGGAGGCACTGGTGGATCACATAATCACCCGTTTAGTGGTAATATAAATTTTACTGCAACTGGTAGTGGTTCTGTTGATTTAAGACTACAATATATTGACGTTATTCTCTGCTCTTTTGATTGATATGGCAAGACTAACTTCTACTGGAATTTTATTTAACATTGCAGATACAGCAAATTCTATTAATAGTTTTTACTGGATATATCCTGCTGGGACTATAAAGGTATTTTATCAAGCAACTGCACCTACAGGATGGACAAGACTTTCTACCCAAAATAATAAAGCACTAAGAGTTGTTTCTGGGACTGGTGGTGGATCTGGTGGTGCAGTAAATTTTACAACGGTATTATCCTCAACGAGTGGTAACTTTTCTGTAAATGTTAACAGTACATTTCCAGTTGGATTAGCACCCACTACAGTTCAAAATGTTGGTAATACTACGTTAGCATTATCACAATTACCAGATCATACTCACGTAGGATTAACAGGAGGACTTGGAGGTTCTGGTGCAACTCCATTTAGTTTTGGTGGTTCTTTTCTTGTTTCTGGAACAAGTGGAACTGGTGGAATGAATGAAAATTCTGGAGGTGGGTCTCATACTCACCCATTTAGTGGATCTGCATCTATGAATGAAACTAGGGCATATTCGTTAAATTTAGCAGTTCAATATGTAGATACTATAATTTGCTCATTAAACTAAATATGTTATAATACAATTACTATTTTGACTTAATTATGGCTCAAATTAAACCTGGAAACTTTTGCCCCCTAATTCAATCAGATTGTAAGGGACTTGAATGTTCTTGGTATACTCAAATAAGAGGTTCTAATCCAAATACAGGTGAACCTGTGGATGAATGGGCATGTGCAATTAATTGGTTGCCAATGTTGATGATTGAAAATTCTCAACAACAACGCTCAACTGGTGCAGCAGTTGAATCGTTTAGGAATGAAATGGTTAAAGCAAATGAAAGTAATATTAATGTTTTGTCTGCTGCTGCTCAAATGCTACAACATGCAAGAGAGAGTAAAGTTCTAACTGCTAACGTACAAGAGGTAACAGAATAATGAAAAAATTTACATTAATTGAACAGGATCGATACATTGGTATTGATGATGTTGGTATCTTCTTTGATGGAGATAAATGGCCTTTTGTCGATATAGAACATCTTTGGGCGATTCAATGGAGGGATGATGGCACAGAGGATGGTAATGGGTGGATTGAATATGATTCGCCCGTTCCTAATACTCCATGCACTCGTAAAGACCTCAAACAGTATGTTGAGCATTTTGATGCTGAGTATGAGCGTCAAATGATTATAAAGAGAGAAAGAGAGGAAGAAGAAGGTAAAAAAGTTCTTTCTTGGCAAGATGCTATGAAAGAATTGGAAGAGCAAATGGAGGAAATGCAAAAGAGGCATGAAGAAAACATTGAGTCTATGAAGGAAGACCATGATTATCAAATACAAAAAGTTCATGAACGTGTAGCAGAAGCACACGAGAATCTCTTTTACTCTTCAAATACCCTTCAAGATAACATTGAGGAGAGTAAGACTGCATTTCAGTCCGAGCGTGGATATGATAATATCACGATTTTTGATGGTAGTGTAGATCCATCTCTATTTGATGATTCTGTAGATGAATCATTCTTTGATGATAAAGGAACGGAATCTTTGCTTGGTACTTACGATATTCAAACAAAACCAGATGATATAATTAAAGACTTTTCAAATATTGACTTAAGTGTACTGGATAGTGAATTTAATCTTGAGTTATTATTTGAAGAAGATCCAACCGAGCAAGTTGTAAATGAAATTGAAGAACTGATTGAAGAAGTTGAAAATGAGGAGGATTCCACTACTAAATGATCTCTAAATTATTTGAGGACAACTATGTTGTTGTCCCTAATTTTATATCATCGGAAAAAGCAAAACAATTAGCAGAAGAATTTAAAGAATATGCAGATACTTATGACTTGAAAGATGATTCTCAAGTATCTGGATGTAAAAGTAAATATGATTATATTTCTTTTGTAGAGTTATTGTGTGAAAAAACAACCACAGTGTCTCAGTTAATTGGAGAGACTGTGGTTCCCACGTATTCTTATGCTAGAATTTATCAACACGGTAATGAATTAAAACCCCATATTGACAAGTCTCATTGTGAGATATCTTTAACTATTAATTTAGATTGCGATCAACCGTGGGCAATATGGATTGAGACTCCTAAAAAGGTTAAAAAGGAAGTTATCTTGAATCCTGGAGATGCAATGTTGTATCTGGGAATAGAAGGTCCTCATTGGAGAGAACCATTTAAGGGAACTTATTGTAATCAAGTATTTTTGCATTATGTGAGAAGTCGTGGTCCTTATTTTTCTAGTTATTTTGATAAAGACCATAGAATAACCGAAGATGCGATTAAACCAGTTGAAACTAAACCAGTTGTGACAAAAAGTTTGAATAGTCTTGCAAGTTATATCAAAATTTATGATGACATTCTTACAAAGGAAGAGTGTGATTATATCATATCAGAATATAAAGATGCAGCAGAGTGGAGAACATCTGAGATAGGTGTTAATGGTAATCAAAATACTTCTGTTAGGAACTGCGATATTATTAACATATCTCTTGGTCATGTAATTGCTTCAAATCAAGATGTGAGGAAGAAAATAGATGATATTCTTTTTAACAAGTCTGCAGATGCAGCAAAAAAGTATATTGTAGACTTCCCAGATTGTTTTTTACAGTCCGATAGTGGATATGACCTTTTAAGATATCAAGAGGGTGGATATTATATTCAACACACTGATAGTTTTAAAACACAACCAAGAACGATTTCAATGTCATTTAATTTAAATGATGACTATGTTGGTGGTGAATTTGCATTCTTTGATAGAGAAATGCAAATTAGAACAAGACCAGGGTCTGTAATTGTATTCCCATCAAACTTTATGTACCCTCATGAGGTTATGCCTGTCGTCAAAGGAACACGTTATTCAATTGTTACTTGGTTTACTTGACATGGGTTGTACTTGCTGATATATTATCAATAGTTGTTACTTAATTCTATGGCACTCTCTCAATCTGTTGAAACAAGTTTGAAGGAAGCAGAATCTTCTCTTCGTAATGCTCTGTCTTATGCTGCTCGTCAGGAACGTCCAGTGGTTTGTAATGCAATCTCAAAGTTAATTGTAGATATTGACCATATCATGAGTTTTGATGGTCTTCTAGATAAATTGGAGCAGAGAATGGAAGGTGATAAGGGAACGTGGGGACCCTTTGGTTCGTAAAGATATGTTACAACACTCTAAAGATAATATTAAGAAATAACACTTTATGGTTAAATATTGTTAGAATATGCTGACAAATTACGGGAGCACCCCAGCATGACATTTTCTTCTAAGGACAACAAACTCACTGACGCCGAATGGCAGGAGATGATCGCTCTTAGAAATGCAATCAATACTAATCCAGCTACAGTTCATCCAGAAAAAATGGAACAATTTACGGAATATCTTGTTCGTAGTATGAGGGAGATGGGGGCATAAGATTATAGATAATATATCTTATCTCAGCTAAAATGGATTCTGATTTACTTGAATTATACAAAAAAGGTATAAAAACAAAAGAAGATATAGATATAGACTACAAAAGCAGACTAGAAGAAAAGAGTCGTGTTAAAAACATGATTCTTCTTAAAACTGGTCTGCTTTGTCTTAAGTTGACTGAAGATTATTTTAGGGAAACTCGTTATATTTTAAGTAGAAGAGAGTTAAGTGAGGGTGAAACAATAGAAATTAAATATAAAAGAAGAGAACTTGATAATAACTTAGATATTGGATCTTTTGTAATAGATGATGATAATAAAAAGTATTATAGAGTTCTTCAATTAACTGATACTGATACTCCAAAGACACATTGTTTTATTGACATGAATACTGGTATTGTTTACAAACCACGTAACTCTACGTCTGCAAATAAAAAACTTGCATGGGATATTGATGAGTGCATTAGAGTAGCAGATTGGAGAGGATATTACCTAAATGAAGATCCAAAAATAGGAGAATAAATCTATGGGAATGTTTGACACAATTAAAAGCTCTTACGATCTTGGTCCAGGATATCAAAAAGAATTGCAAACAAAAGACCTAGATTCTCTAATGAATCAATATTGGATTGATCCATTGGGTAGATTATTTTTGATTGACGATTCACATACTGCTGATTTTGTTGAATTAAAAGAAGGTGATGATGGATATAATCCTGATAGATTATTTTTAAACTTTATTTGGGTTCCAAATGGAATTCATGGTAAAGTTAGACCAGTTTATCACTATGGTGTTGTAGAGGTATATCCTTCTGTATGGGATTGCAAATATTCACCCTATCCAAGTTGCAAAATATTTTTTAGGTATGGTATTATAGAAGAAGTAGTTCATAATACGGAACGTTTTGAGAAAGTAAGATATGCATAGTACACTAGTAAGAGGAACCGCACCAAAGAAAAACCGAACCACCATGAACTGGTGGGAATATTGGATTGGACATTGTTGGATGACAGGATGGCAAAGTATTCGTGGAGCATTCCGAATCTGGGCAGACCTTATGACTTCCAACTATACCGATTATGCTTTGCCAAGAACCGTAGAAGACCCAGAACAAGAATGTCTTGAATGGTTTTGGACATCTCTTGGTGAAGATGATACATATCCAAAAGAGTTTCTTGAACATCTAATGCAAATGGTAGATGATATTGAGACTGGAAAAGAAAAACTTATTCCATTAGATGAAGACTTTTTTAATAGATTAAAGGACCTTACTGAAGACGTGGAGTTGGACGATGAACTTAATTAAATTTAATTATAGAGAGGATTTTGGACATGATTGGTATGTACAAATTCTAAACACTGGAAGACACTTTCCAAAATTTATTAAAAACTATTCATTGATTCAGTTGTCAATCAGTTGGAATGATTCTTCTGGATGGCCTTATTTTCAAATTTGTTTTGGTTCTAATGGTTTTTTTAGCATTCTATTTTGGGTGCATAAATTTGGATTTGATCTTGATATACTATCACGCACTTGGAATTTTGAATGTTTGGAGAAATTGGATGAAGAATTTACCAGATAAACTACAACTGGATATAATGTGGACTGTTGCCACATCAACCAGTATTGAAACTGGCACAAGACCCCATTACGGGTTTGCCGACCTGCTGTATGATTACCTCACAGACAACCTCAAAAACAAATACGGAGTTGAACTTTACGATGGACCTCAAAGAGAAGAAGGCACTACTCAAGAAACTTGAGACTGCTTACAATACTTGTTTTGATTGTGGGAAGAAGTATGGAGTATATTCTGTAGGATGCTCCTCTGTTTATGAAGCAAAATGTGGTGTATGTGGTGAAACCAAACCTATCACTGAAACCCGTGACTTTGCTTACTTTGTTACTGGTATTCGCAAACTGAAACTGGAGATTCAAAATGAGAAGAGTAACAGTCAGACCCAAAAGCAAGAAGGCTAAAAACCGCCTTGCGAATATGATGGACAACAATCCTATCTGCATTGTAGAGCAGGACAAAGGTGATGGTATGATGTTTCTTGCATCAGAGAACCAGAAATACTTTTTCTGGGTGAATATTAACGATTTTTGGGAATGTGATTGGGAGGTTATTTAATGTCTACTACTGCATCGCGGGATACTACCACTGGCACAACATATGAAAAAGAAATTGAAAGTTTATTGGAGCAATACACTAGTCATGAATTTCAATCACAAGTTAATGTTGGTCTGAAGCGTAATGGTGGCAAGCATTATGTAGATATACTCCTTAATGGAGATATATTGTTGAGTCTCAAGTATCAACGTGTTCAAGGAACTGCTGAAGAAAAGGTTCCTTTTGAAATTATGAAATTGCATCACACTTGTGTTGATTATGGATATGACTCTGCTATTCTTGTTCTTGCTGGTCCCGATAAAGCTTGGAAGTGGAAGGATTATTATTTGGGTGAACAGTTTCAAAGTGATATGAAGAAGATTTACCCAACTGTACGCATTATTTCACACGAACAATTTGTTGAGGAATTTCTCTGTGACTAATAAACCATTTTTAAAATGGGCAGGTAGCAAGTATCGTGTTCTGCCTCATATCTTGCCGTTGATTGGTTCTCCCAAACAATACATTGAACCATTCTCTGGTTCAATGGCAGTTGCACTTAACGTAGCATCTGATTGTATGGTGTTGAATGATTTTAATAGTGATTTGATTTCTCTTTATCGTTATGTAATGAATGACGAAGAGTTTGTTGATGATTGTGAGAAAGTGTGTGCTGATAGCAATAACCAAGAAGTTTTTTATCAGTATCGTGATATTTTCAATACAACCTCAGATTCTCGTCATAAAGCGATTTTATTCATCTATTTGAATCGTCATTGTTTTAATGGGTTGACTCGTTATAACAAAAAGGGACAGTTCAATGTTCCTTTTGGTAAGTATAGTTCTCCATACTTCCCCCGTAAAGAAATGGAAAACTTCAAAGAAGTATTCAAGCAAAATCAATCTGTTCGTATGACTGCATATGACTTTGCTGCAGATGAATTGTATCAAAATATAGATTCCAACACAGTGGTCTATTTTGATCCACCATATCTGCCTATTAATGATACTGCATACTTCACTGATTATGCATCATGTGGTTTTAATTATGCTGATCAAGTTCGTTTGCGTGATTTAGTTCTAAATCTTGCTAATCGTGGTGCTCGTGTTATTGTTAGCAATCATGACACTCCAGCAGCACGGGAATTATATTCCTCAGCATCTCTAACGACTATTGATGTTTCTAGAACAATTGCTGCAAACAAAAACTCAAGAGAAAAAGTTAAGGAATTGCTTGCTGTCTGGAACAGTTGATAAACTGTCCACTGGTGCCACATCAATTAAATTTATGGTTTATAATAACTTCGGTCCAAACACATGTTTGACTGAATTTATGCTCTCTACTATCGAGGAAAATTGTTAATGAAAACTTCTACTGCTCTTGGTGTTGCTTTTGGTGTAATTGTCCTTGCTGTTGCGGGACTATTCTTTGAAGCATGGTTGCTTGGATTGATTCTGTCTTGGTTTGGTGTATCCTTGTCCTTCTGGCAGAACTTTGCTATCATCTTCCTTGCTAATCTTATTTTTAAATCTAACGTTTCTACAAAATGACTAATCGTAATTCTGGTTCTATTGACCCCGCTGTTGCTTGGATTGTGCTTGGTGTGGGTGTGTTTGCTGCCATCGTATTCATCGGGG